CCAGCGAAGTTCTTTGTCTGCTGCCTGGTGTCTATGTAGAACACACCGCGGTTAATCCACTCGCTCGTCCGCTGTCCGTCCGTGATGCGGACCTGGGGCCGGATCCGCGCCATGCGCTTCGGATTCCAGTCTGCCGGCACGAGCATGTTCAGCTCTATCTCGGCGCTCACAGCGTTCCCGATGCCGTAGGAGGTGTCGAATACGCCCTCTGTGATGGTGACAGGGCCAGACAGCTCCGCGACCGTAACGATGTGCTCTGCATTGTCCGTGCCGGTTATCCGCACCCGCACCTCGGTGCTGTACGGTCCAGCGAGGATTTCCTGATAAAGTGCACTCGTGTTCTGCATGGCTCACAGCTCCACAAATGTCAGCTCCGTGCCTCCCAGGAGCCGCCTCGATGCGTTGCGTAAAACAAGCGCCGCGCTGTTCGAGTCCAGTTGCATCCGCGCGGTTACGGCTTCTCCCAGCTGCAGCGAGGTGAATGTAATGACCGGCACGGTGCGCAATGTAAGCGCCTGTGTCAGTTGCTTCGCCCGTTCCTCGCTGAGCGGGTTGCAGGTAATCTTGAGGCCGTGCTTCCACCGCACTATGACCGTATGGTCGACCATGTCCAGCGTGGTTATCGGGTCCGCATAGATCGGGTCATAGGCGGTTTCGTAGCCGTACCGCTGTATGATGTCGCTAAAATCGCTGTTGTTAATTCTGAATGTGTACGGATAACTCATGCAAACGCCCTCGCTTTGTTTGCCTGGTACTTCGTGACCGTCTCGCCGATTACTCGGCCGTCAAGAACACTCTGCACCACGATTGTGATGGGCTGGCCGTTGCCGCCTCCATTCTCCGCGATTTTCCGCACATCACCGAGAAGGCTCTGCGAGTCTGCCGCAGTCATGACGGACTCTCCTCGGTGGAGCAGGGCAGGGTAGTTATCATATGGAACGTATGGAAGGCCGCCGGCATGCGCGTTGCCGCTCATTTCGCTGTTGCCTTTTCTCCAGAACGCCAGCTTATCAGCAAGCCAGTTGACCTTGTCGACCACCCACGCGACCATCTGATTCCAGATGTTGACGATACCATCCCACACCGCACCGAGGATGTTCTGCCCAATGCTGAAGAAGGTTTTCACGATGCCGGTGAGGAAACTGATTATGCCGTTCACAAATCCCTCGATGTCGCCATTCAGCAGTTTCGTGAAGCCTGTGACCAGAGAGGAAATGGCGTTGATTATCGGTTTGATGAACGGCAGTAACCAGTTCATCAACCGTTTCACCGCCTCCATGATTGGCGGCAGCAGAGTCATGATTGCGTTTATGATGGGTTTCACTATGGGTAAAATCGCATCCATGACAGATTTCACGGTGTCACGAATCTGTGGGATGTTGTCGATTATCCATTGCAAAATCTCCATGACATATGGCATAAATTCAGCAACAAGACCGCTCTTGAGAGCGGAAAGGCTTTCCTCTACCTTGGCGAACATATCTCCCATTGCCGCACCGTTCGCCACCGCCTCATCGCTCATGACGAGTCCGAGGTCGTGTGCTTCCTGTCTCATAGCCGCCATGTCTTCTGCTGATGCGTTGAGCATCGGGGTCATCTGATACGCCACGGAGTCGCCGAAGAGTTCGGAGGCTTTCGCCGCCCGCTCTTCCGCTGTGCCGAGGGAATAAATCTGGTCGAGAGCATCATCAAGGTTTAGGTCTGTTCCTTCCAGCTTCTTTGCAGCCTTTTCAAGCGTGGACATTTCGACACCACTCAATCCAGCCGCGTGAGCAAGTTCTTGATAGCTCTGTGCACTTATCTTCATCCGCTGTGAGCCTTTGTCGATGGCATCCATCTCTTCAGCCGTGTCTTTCGATGCCTTGACCATAGCCGCGCCGACAGCTGCAGCTCCGGCGGCCACTCCTGCCGCCCATTTGCCAGCCGTCTGGATCCCGTTGCTCAGTTTCTTCCCGAAGCCCTCAGCCTCGTCTGTTGTTTTCTGTATGGACTTTTCTGCATCGGCCGTGTCGACCATGACCGATCCTATCAGTTTAAATATTTCCATAGGCTAATGTCCTATCTCCACCTTGCTCCACCGGGTGCCGTCCATGATTGCATCCAGTTTTTCAAAGGTGGTCTTTTCGTCTATCTCCACCGGCTTCAGCAGGTTCTTGAACTCCTCATATCCATACTGGAGCTGAGGCCCTGCGATCCACCGCTGGAAAAGTTTGTCTTCCTCTTCTTGCTCAAATGCATACAGCAAAAAGGGAACGCCATCAGATACAGGCATTCCCTTAATTGCTTCCATGCTCGCTCCGTATCTTCGGCAAAGCAGGTCAGTCAGTTCTTCCCAGCTGTACCGAAGACAGAGTTGAAAAAATTTGCAAGGTCGTTCTCCTCAGCTATCTGCTTCAGGGAAGTGATCAGATCCTCGAGAGGCATCTGTCCGACCTCATCCGCGTTCACCTCGAGAATCGGAGCAAGTGCTTCATAAATGGCAGCCTCCGCTTTCTTCTCGGCAAGTGCCTCGATTACCATGAACACGGTGTCAATGCCCACGCGCTGCAGGTCGATTTCGCCGGTCTGGCTTTTCAGTTTTTGAACCACAGCAACCAGATCATTGCGAACACCCGAAACCTTCAGCACCCGCGCCACAGCAAAGACATCCGCTGTTGCCAATTTTCTCATTCTTCTTTCCTCCGCTTAAACGCTTAGGTCAGGATCGGATAGTAGATCTCGAACGGGACCTCTTCAAGGTCAGCCGGATCATAATGCCCGGTCAGAGTCACGGCAATGACACCCTCGGCTTTGTCTGCCGTTGTAAGCGTGAGGCCATTGGTCGCCAGCGCGTTCTTCATGACGATGATCACAGGAGTCTCGGAACCGCTCAGCGTTCCCACCCATGTTATATTGTCGATGTAGTCCGTGTCGGCAATGTCGTTGTTCGCCGTGATCTTTGTGTAGTTCGCAGCAGATGCGGAGCTCGGGCTCTTCACGTCCTCACTCACACCAGTGGCCAGCGCCATCTTGATGGATTCCGCAGTGATTTCCTTAACGTTAGCGGTCATGGTGACCTGCCACTCGTCAATTGTCTCGAAGCCCTTCGTTGCGCCCTTCACACCGTCCACTTCGATCCGGCGGACGGTCGGGACAGCCGCAAAGGAACCACCGCCGGCGGTCGCGCCGATCAGCTTCGTTGCTTTTGCGGTCGCCCAGGTGTCAGTCGCTGGGTCAAAGTCTTTAAGGAAGGCACCGGCATCCAGCTGCAGATGCTTGGGGGTATTAGCAGTTACTCCAGAAAACATTCGCTTTTACTTCCTTTCGTAAAGATAGGTCGAGAAAGTCAGCCGCCTCCGAAGAATGGTCCGGTCTTCTTCCTCTACGTTGTTGCGCCTGTCGGCATAAAAATAAACACCCACATCCTCCGTGATCTTCACGAGTTTGTTGAAGTGTTTCTGAACAGCATCGGCAAGGTCCTCAATGGTCGAGGTGTCATGCCCATGCATTACAAGATTGATTTCCAGCTCGTAGGTAAGCCGCTCGTCCGTGTTGTCAATCTCTTCGATGGTGTAGACTGCATACGCTTCCGGGGCGGTTTTCTGAGCCTGCTGATAATATGCGGCCATGCCCTGCGGCAATACTTTTGCCAGCTCGGACACGACCGCAGTCCTCAGCGCTAATGTTTTGTTCACAGGATTTCCTCCTCGGGATTGTTCTCGTCTTCATCGATGAGTGACTCGTCTTCGGTCTCAATGCCGGAAAGATACTGCGATTCGATTTTGCGGATCATGTCGATGTTGTCATAGACCGCCGCCCGTAGGAATCCGCGCTTCGGTTGCCCTGCGGTCCCCAGCTCTGACTGGTCAGCCCACCAGGCTGTCTCTCCACCTTTTGCCGTGTTCTCGATGCCCAGCTGCAGGTCACACTCTTTTTTTCGTACCCAATACTGATAACGCATACCGGCGTATCGCATCCGGCGTGTCTGATTGCTGATTGCCCGAACGTTCGCCCTAACGATCTTGAGGACATATTTCGCCACGTCCTTCATGGCCGCCCTGGTCAGCTCAGTGATGAAGTAGTTGGCCCGGTCCACCGATTCGGTGAACTGGACCCCGTTTTTATCAATCTTCATCACGCTCTTCGGCGCCGGCATCAGAACGGCCCCATCGTCAGCTCGACGATCTGATCATCCCGGATAAACACGTTCTTGACGTTGTAGCGGGTGCCTTTGTACTCCGCTATTTTCTCCCCGTCATACTCCGCGATATCTTTCAGCAGCAGTTTGAACTCGATGCTCAGCCCGGTCGCCAGCGCGTCCATCTTCCTCTTCAGGCCAATGCTCTGGAACTCAACGAACACCTGCCGGCTGGTTTCCGTTGGAATCGAGTCCCCGATATCGCTGACCGTAAAGCTCTGCTTGATAAGAGTGGCAACATCAGCAAAGATCATGACCCGTCACCCCAATTCGTGAAACCCGTGCAGGTCCTCAGCTGGGCCTTCTGCTCTTTGTAGGACGCCAGGAGCTTGTCGTAATCAGCCGGAGAACCAAAATTAAGGAGAAAGTAAGTGATGGCCGCCTGCGTGATCAGGCCGCTCTCCTCTTCCGGGACCACTACACCGGCGACCCCGAGATCCAGCAGGGCCGTCTCAAGCAGCCGCCTCACCTGCGAGTCGTATGCAGTTGTGGTGATCTTGGCCGCAAGTTTTGCTTCGGCGATGATCGTCTCGGTGATTGTCATGAGGTCACCCCCCCTGGTTACGCCTTTTTCTTCGTTGTCTTCTTCGCCGGTTTTTCCTCCGGGTGATCCTCCGGAGCCGGTTCAGCCCATCCCAGCCGGATAAGAGTGAGACCGGTGGCCTCGTCCATGTCGAACGGGGCCCCGGCCTTAATCTTTTCATTGCCGGCAAGGATGTCAATCCTCGCCCTCAGCTTCATCAGGCGATGTAAGCAGCTGCCAGGGTCTTGCGAAGGCAGCCCTCAGCGCGGGCATAGCCGCTGATCACATACTTGGCCTCTTCGAGGTTCTTCGCGCTCTCGACCTGGACATCCTGGATCACGTTCAGGACGAACATTGAGGGGTCAACGATGGTGATCTTGGTGGCGGCGTTGTCCTTCTTGACCTGTGCACCCATAGCGACACCATCGCGGACGATGGGCTGGCCAGCGCTGTCCTGTTCGCCGATGAGGGCGTAGTACAGAGCAGCAGGAGCGTAGATCACGGGGTTGTTCGCCAGGGAAGCGGCACCCAGGGCGGTCTGCAGGCAGCCGAAATAGGTGTTGGTTCCGGAGACGTAGGTGGTTGCAGCGGAGCCGACATCGGTAAGGATGCGGGCAAACACGTCTTTGGCCATCGCTTCGCCCAGAACATCGGCAATTTCTTTCACCAGGAAGTCCTCCATGGCGCCCTGGCTCATCTTTGCCTCGGCGAAGGAGAGCTTCACGAAGGTGTGGAAGTCCTTGCCAACGAGGGTGACTTCAGCAGAGGTGAAGGTGAGCTCGCTGGTGGTTGTTTTGTCCATCTTCGCGGAGACGGTGGCCGGGGTCATCTTGGTGACCTTGATGGCCACGCCGGTCCGGCGTACATCAATGTCGGCCAGGATGGGGTGAGCGGAACAGACCTGGTCCCAGATGCGCTCGTCAAGAGCGACAGGGAGAGCAAGTCCGTCGCCGTAGTTGGTATTATCGGCCAGGATGGAGCGCTGCTCGTCGGTGGCGTTGCCGAAGAGGTTGGCCATGAAAGCGTCGCGGTATTCTTTGGTTTCGATTCCGAACATGTTTCTGTTCTCCTTTTCGTTTTTTGCGGTCATTTCGACCGAGTCGATGACGGTGCCCTCGCCAGCGGCGACAGCATCGCGGATTTCCTGCCGCTTGTCTTCAGCGGCCTTGCGGGTGGCCAGTTCGGCGTTGATGGCGTCAAGCTCTTCCTCGAGAGCGCTCAGCCCCTCGCCGGTGGCCGTTTCGGCCTCACTGCCGATAGCCTTGCGGCGCTCCAGCAGTTCGGCTGCTTCGATGTTGGTAAAGTCGAACATCTTATACCTCCAGTTTGGATTTAATGCGGAGCCGTCTCCGCTGGTCCTCGCACTTCTGCCTCTCCTGCATTGCCTCGGCGATCACTCCCTCGCCGTAGCTGCGTGCGCTTATCTCTGTCGCTGCGTTCGCCGGAAGCGAAACAGCGGAGACATCATAAAGTTTTCCGATCTTCGTGATCGTCCTCAGGATGGTGATCATCCCGGTCTCATGGTCCTCGGTTTCCTCGCGCTTGTCTTCTGCGACCCGGAAGCCAAAGCTCATTTTGTTGGTATAGCCGCCTTTGATCTCTTCGTACAGCTGGCGGCCTATCTCGGTCCCTCCGAGATCCGCTTCGATCAGAAGCCCGTGATCATCGGTGGAAAGCACAAGAGTGCCGTTTCCGGTTCTCGCAAATACGCGCCCCTCATGATCGTACTGCATGATCACATCGGCCATGTCCGTCTCATCGAACGCGTGTGGATCCACCTGCTCGTTCACGATATAGTGGCCAGATCTGAAAAGCTCATAAGGCTGCGAGAAGGTGGTCGCATACCCCGCCACGATCTTCCGGCCATCTTCGTTATCTGCCTGGGTAAAACCGCTCACATCGATGTTGCGGTACTGCCGGCCCTCATTCAATTTCTGCTCGATTGTCTTCAGGCTCATCGGTTGCCTCCTTTGTTCTGTCGTTCACGTCGTAATATTCACCGCGCGCCGGGATCTGATTGCCTACCGGATCAGGCAGCGGGGGAAGGTTGAAGATGTCTCTCAGCTCGTTCCTGGTCATCAGGCCGCGGTCTGCCATTTGAGCGGCAACTCTCAGCTTGTCGGCGTTGCTCATGTACTGCAGCCGGTTGGCCGAGACCATGACAAGGTTCCCTTCGGAGCGCTCCCTCGGTGTAAAGATCATCTTTGTCATGACCTCGCTGAACTGGATCGCAAAGGCCTCAACCACTCCCTCGTAGAAAGCCGACCAGGCATCTCCAAAAGCCTTGTTTTGAAGGATGTCTTCATTAACTCCAAAGTAGTCAAAAACGTTCTTCCGGATCAGCTCCATCTGCTCCGCGTCCGCTGTGAATGGTTTGGCCTCGATCTGCTTCACATTGGTGTAGGTGTTCGGAAAAAGCAGAAGGCCTCCGGCGTCGTTTCCGCTGCCGAAATTGTTCTTGCTGAACCGCTCCCGCTCCTTCTTGAGATCCTCATCCATGGCGAAGTTGTTTAAGGTGGCCATGAAGCGGTAAGTTGCCGCGCTCTTCACACCTTCCTCGATGCCCTGGTTCTGAATGTTCACCAGCTCCATCGTGGGGGTCAGGGCGTTGTTGTTTTCTCCGAAAAAGTCAGATCTGTACTGGTATTTCGTCAGCAGACCGCAGAGACTTATCTCGAGGATGGCTTCCTTCCCGTCTGTAAACTTGTAACGGAGATAAGGCTGGCCGCTGTACTGGACCACCTCGCACAGATCCGGCAGCGGAGCATACACTCCAGAGAAGTCGCCATACTGGTCATAGATTGGCACGATAAAAGCCGTGTTGTGCATGTCCAGGATGGTCGAGATCCTATACAGGAACTGCCCCCAGGTCTGCAGGCTGTTCGGGCCGTGTGCCAGCTTCCGCTGCAGTGACGGCTTCGCAGATCCGTGCATCTCCACCTTCAGCTTGGAAATATGTGTGGCCCTCGCTCCGATTGCCGCCCTGATCAGCTCGCTCTCGTATAGGTTTTTATTCCATGCGCTGAAGTGAGGCCGGTACCCGTCCAGCATCCGGAACGACCCCTCATATTTTCCACCCGGAGCTGGTGCCCTCTTAAAAAGAAAATCAAAAAGTCCCATCATCCACCTCGGTTTTTAAGCTGTTCACCGATCTCGCCATAATACTTCTGTCTCACGGTCATCGCATCCAGGAGCGCCGCCATGCCGTCAATGCGAGTCGTTTTTCCGACCTTTACCAGCCGGACCTTCTGCGCTTCATTTTCAGATTTCAGCGCGCTGTTGAGCACATGGCTGATCATCAGCGAATTGTCGCCGTAGTCGATCGCGCCGTCTTTCATGATCCCCTCAAGCTCCCGGATCACGGGGGTCAGGTTCGTGCCCTGATAAACATCGTCCATGTGGAAGCCGTACTTCTTCATGTCCGCGACCAGATACTGAGCGGAAAAACGATCATACCCAACTTTCAGCGGGTAGATTTCATATTCTTCCACCAGGCGCCGGAACCAGTTGAAACAGTCATGATAATCCACATAGTTTTCACCGGATAGCGTCAGGAATCCGCGCTGACGAAAGATCTCATAAGGGACGTGATCCTCAGCCGTGGCCTCCTCGATCCTGTTCTCCGGCATAAAGAAATGAGCCAGCACATGCAGCTGCTCATTCTTCTCTATGACAACACAGCATGCGGTCAGGTCAGTGGTCTGTGACAGGTCGATGCCGCCTACGCAATAACTTCGCCTGAAGTCCTCCGGATGGAGCCCCTTGCCGCTGACGTTCTTCTGCACCTCTTCCTGGCTGAACCATGCTGTGATTGAATTTTGTTTGACGTTGCAATATTTGCAAAGAAACTCGACTTTCTTGCTCAGGCTGTTCTCCGCTTTGACGATCTCATCCATCATGAAGCTGGCCCGGACAGAAATGCCGAGATTAGGATTTGCCTTTTTAAGCTCATTGATGTCGTTCCACTTAGAGACATCATCGATCATGTATATAACAGGCAGCAGGCGCTTCTCCTTGCTCCCGCCCTGGAGAAAACGCGTCGACCTGGTAAACAGCTCATCAAAAATGCTGTCAGAGACATAGCCGGCGGTCGTCACGCTGAAGAGCATAGGCTCGTCCCGTGCACCCGTTGCGGATGCCATGACCTCGTACTGTTTTAGGCCCTTGTCTCCCTCCCAGGCGGCGATCTCGTCGCAGATGCACAGAGAAGGATTGAAGCCGTCGCTGGTCTTCGCGTTGAAGGCAATCTTTTTGACCTTGCTGCTGGTCCCGGGTATATAGAGATCTGTCTGCCGATGCCGGGCAAGCATTGAATCGTCGTGTACCTTCCGGTGCTGCGTATCCGTTTCTCTCGACAGCTCTTTCAGCTGCTGCCATTCTGGATCCATCTGGATCATCTGCCAGATGTTATCGTAAACGATATCAGCCTGCTCCAGCTTCGGCGCGAGACAATACACATCAGTCCCGAAGCCGCCATTCTCGCGGAACTCATAATTTCCAACGGCAGCGGCCAGCACGCTCTTGCCGGCCTTCCGGCTCACAATCAGCAGGATCTCCCGGAACTGCCGGAGTCCATCCTCATCGACGACCCCATAAACGGCAGACAGGAAAGCCTTCTGCCACAGCTCCAGCTCTATCGGTTTTGTCGCTTTCGCTCCTTTGGTGTGGAAGCAGTGCCCCTCGATCCACTCGATTGCCTTGTTGGCCTTCTTCTGGTCAAAGTAAAATTGCTTTTCTTCAAGGCCGTTGACCAGATAATCATAAACCAGGTGCACCCACTTGCCGACCGTTATCGAGCCGTCATTAATTTTTTGCCAATAGGCGTGAATCCAGTTTTCTTCTGGCATCTTTTTTGATTTCCGCATAATTTTGTGTCACGCGCGCGAAAATGCGATTTTGCGAAG